CTATGTAAGATAGTCATAGGCTTTTTCATGCTCCCGAATAATGAATTTTTTAAGTCTGAGAGTATATATTAACGTCAATATTAAGCTGGTTATGAACCATACGCAGCCAAAGGTAATTATTGAGATAAGAAAGGTGATGACAGGTTTGTTGTGGGTCGTATCGTTAATGGATTTCATTATTTCCTCTTTGTCATCCTCATTCGTGAAGGATTCGCAAATAAATCTCCCCAGTTGTGGTGTTATTATTTTTTTTATTTACCAGTTGCGTGGCCTCGCCAGAGGTACAGCTTTTTCCTGTGAGATGCCATGAGGGATTGAATGCGTGTTCTGATGCTTCTGTTTTCGAGATTAAAAACCACTCATCCGTTTCTTTAAGAATTAAAGATGTCCAGCCCGGACGTACTTGTAATAGCTTTACGCTATAATATGAACTGATTGCTAAGCTGCCGAAAAGAAATAATAAGACGATGGAAAACAATATTACATTTGCGCGAGTCAGTCTGGGTATCTCTTTTGTCGATATTTTGATCATGAAAAAGCGAATTCTCCATGTGCTTAATTTGGCTTTTTTATATATATCATCGATATCATCTAAAGGTTTGTTTAAGTAATTTAAGATGGCTTTTATGATGGGCAAGGCGGCGATAACCGTCCCTATCATTTCTTTGCTGAATATATTAATAAGACTTTGAGTTAACATCTGAATTCCTTATCAGTAGAAGTAAAGTATCAACACTACGTTTTTACATAGCAGGATAAGTACGTCAATTCAATAGCAGTAACTATCAGGCGTTAAGGAAGCGCTTTTCTGCGAGGAGAAAGCAAGACCAGAGACTGCTGTTAAGACGGGTGCGGTTTTCACGGGAGGTCATCTCATGCAGAAACGAGTTGTCAGCTAAGAGGTTGATTCTAAGGAAGGTGAACTTCAGGCAACAAAAAAACCATTTATGTAAACGGGTTAGCAAAAACAATTATTTGTATAATATTCAAAAAGTTAGGTTAGTGGTAAGGAGTGGCGATTACGGGGCAATGCCAACCGCTGCCGCCACTTTGTCGCCGCTTGGCTGAGGAGCTAATGGGTTGAAGCGCAGCACTGTTTCAAGGTGATCTGGTGCCAGGTGAGCATAGCGCATAGTCATTTTTATGTCGTGATGGCCCAGAATTTTTTGCAGCGCAAGGATGTTCCCGCCTGACATCATGAAATGTGCTGCGAATGTGTGACGCAGAATGTGAGTAAGTTGCCCGCGCAGAAGGACAACGGAGGTCCTATCCATCACAGCTAAAAACAGGAAGTAGCTATTAGTAAAGAACTTGAAACTGTCCAGCGAAATGATTTCCTCATACAGCTCTTTACAAATCGGAATGCTGCGGTTCTTTTTGCCTTTGGTCCTGACGAACGTGATTCGAAACTTTGTGGCTTGAGAGCGCGTGAGGTTAACAACTTCGCGCCAGCGTGCCCCAGTGCTCAGAAAGATTTTAACAACGAGAGCGAGCAGGGGGCTTTGATGTTGGCAGTCGTACAGAAGCTCCGTGATTTGTTCATGCGTCAGCCAGGCCATTTCTTTCTCTGCGATCGTGAACTTCCGCATGCTATCTAATGGATTCTGCGCAGACCATTCTCCTAACCGGGCCTGCTCACTAAAAACACTGCTCAGATAGTTTTGTTCAAGGTTGATGGTGACCGGGCTGGCTCCTTTCTTCCATTTCTCGCTAAAATAGCTTTCCCCTATAAGCCGCTTATCACGGTAGTGCGCAAACATTTTGGATGTAAAATCGAGAGCGAGAGGATTTCCCAAGTCATCAACCATCAGGATCAACTTGCCATAAACGTGCTGACAAGCCGTCAGGGATTTACCGTGTAGCTTGAACCACAGTTCAACGACATTTTTCAACGTTCGACGGTCTACCGATTCACCCAGCCACGGCTTGGCCTCTGTCTCATCCATTGTGTGACGTTCAAAAGCTAATGCTTCGCCTTTAGTTGCAAACTGCTTACGCACAAGCTGCCCGCTACGCTCGGCGGGATAGCACTCGCAGATCCATTTCCTGTGGTGAGTTTAGTACTGCCATAAAAAAGCCCTCATGTCTGAGGGCTAAATTTAATTGTATGTTTGACCAGTGATTTATGTTTGGATTATTGCAAAGAATACATTCGTCTACTAAGTTGAGGATTTGTCCGAAGTTGCTTTAAGTTTTTCTTTTGCTGCATCCCAAAGAGTCTGGATACTCGGTGGACGCTCTGTTTGATCTGAAAATGCTGAATCCCCTGACATATTCCAATCTTTGAATACCAGTACCGCATCTTCCTTAGTGGCTGTTGAACCATAAATTTGAAGAAAAACCTGACCAAACATTAGTGCGTGCCTTCGGTCTTTTCTACGAATTGACTCGTGCGTGTATTTTTTAGAGTTACTTAAACAAATGTACGCCAACCATGAAAGTAATGAAATTCCGATTAACCCCCTAGTAAAGAGATAGAATAATTCAAATCCTTTAGATGTATTAAAGTCAATCGTGATATACATCGATATGAATGAAAATACAACGGCAAGAACACCAAATACACCGCCAATAGCAGCCCATACTTTAGACATGAGTATAAAGTGCTCGTCATCATAACCTAAATCATTTTTGACGTTTTCAACATAGCCAGGAATCTTTTGGTCAATTCGTTCTTGTTGTACGCGGCTTAATAACTCATTGTTTGATGTCTCAAGTTGATTGACTTTTGTTCTGAAATATTCGAGTTGGGAATCCTTTTTTTTCATGGCTAATTCAAGGTTACTTGAGTGTGCCTCATTTATTACTAAGTTTTTTTCAGCGTTGTGAAGTTTTTTTCTAAGGACGTTTATCTCTTTCTTTAATATTAATTTATCTTCAGGTTTGTTGTTTAAATATTCTGAAATGCTGTTATTCTCTTTAAAAGAATCCGACATTTCTTTTTTTGATTTATGCTGTGATAGATGCTCCCAATATAATCGGCGAAATTCTCCTAACTGCCCCGATTTAATTAATTCTAATAGATAATCAAATTGTTCTGCTGATAGAATGTTAGCTGACTTCTCCAACATTTTAATACAATTTTCTTTTAACGATTAATTGTCTTTTTCATTTTGTTCATTATCTTCAATGAACTCACCCATAAAAGCCTCCTAATTATAATTGATGAAAACAGAATGGCGTTTTGCAAAAATCTTTAATTCATTAAGCTGACACTTAAATGTTGAGTCTAAGCCGCTTACTATGACCTTTCCTACAGGTTTACGGGTGAGCTTTTTTATATGGAACTTACCTTCGATTTCCACTAACCAGTCACCGTCTGAGATCTCATTAAAATTAGTATCAACTATGTAAATTGCATTATCGAATGAAATTGCAATTGATTCTTTTACCCCAGTGGCTAATAAACTTTTATCGATTGCAATGTATCCTTCATCCTGCAATACCCCTTTAGCCAATTGCTGCTTCTTAATAAAAGATACTGAATGGAAAGCATTAGAGAGTTTAGGTCCTGTCCCGTTTGTTAACCAAAGAAGTGAGGCACCTGTTTCTAGGGCGCATCGAATTATCCAGTCGCTTGGGAATGTGTCTCGAAGGTACCTATTCGCAAGTGTACTTTTAGATATACGCAAATGATCTGCCAATCCTTTTCGCGTTTGGAACCCGTATGCATTAACTAATCTTTCAATTGCGGCCTTGCCACCTTCGTTAGTTCTAATTTTAATCTCAATTGGGAACTTTTGGTTTGGTTGGTCGAAAGAGACAACACTACATTGAAGATCCTTTTGCAGTAAAGGTGATGATTCTTTAACAGGAGAACTATCCGTTTTGGTAGCACTTTTTCCAGAGAACAACCTTTCTACTGAAGCACCTGTTTCTAAGCTGCAGATCAGCACCCAGTCTGCTGGAAAAGTATCACGAGCATATCTATTAGCCATCGTGCTTTGTGATATGCCTAGGTGGTTACAAAATGCCTGTCGCGATGTAAATCCATAGGCAGAAAGTATACGCTCGATGACTTTCTGCCCTCCTCGATTATTCATAATTGAAGTTTTCAGGGTGTCGTCGGCATGGTGAATTGTGTTTTTTTTGATTGATATAACCAAGGTGAGATCCCATTCTCCGTTTTGTGAAGTTTTTGTCACGACTTAAACCGGCTCACCACAAGCCAATTGGAGATGTTGCATCATGACCCCTAACATTTCAATCACTCTGAACACACCTCGCGTCACAATTGAACGCTATAGCGAACTAACAGGGCTGCCTGTAGACACTATTAACTACATGCTCGCTGAAGGTCGTCTGCCTCGGCATCGTCTGCGTAAGGACAAGACGTGCGAGAAGGTGATGATTAACATCGTCGCGTTGACCGTTGATGCGCACTGTGATTGCAATGTCGTTATTAATTAGTTCCATTTTGAGATACATCGGAGTCTCTGGCTATGTTTGACTATCAAGTTTCAAAAAATCCGCATTTCCACGAAGGCGGCCGGGCTTTTGCTCTACGTCATAATATGGCGAAGCTGGCTAAGGGAGCAGGTATGAATGTCCAGACTCTGCGAAACAAGCTGAACCCGGAACAACCGCACCAACTGACTGCGCCGGAAATCTGGTTGCTCACAGGTCTTACTGAAGACTCAACGCTTGTCGATGGCTTCCTTGCATAGATTCATTGCCTGCCATGCGTACCGTTGAATGAAGTAGCAAGCGAGAAAATACCACTTTACGTGTTGTATGCTACAGCAGAGATCGGGCGAGTTGTAGCTGGCGTAGTTTCAGTTGAGCCACAAACGACAGCTAGCCGTAGCCGTAGGCAGGGTATGGGACTGAAATATGACGCTTAAACGGATCAGCTCCTTCATCACGTACTGCATCGCTGTACTGCTGGCGTGGATGGGGAATTTAACCGCCGCGCGCGGGAGCTGTCCTGGTGCTTAAAAGGAGCGTAACGAAATGAAAAAGAAACTGATCGGTGGGTTATTCTCGGTGCTGTATACGGCGCTGATGATTTTTAGTCTTTTTGTCCCAAACAGTATTGTTCCGGCACTGGTTACAGCGTTGACCTGGGTATCAGCCTGAATCTGCAACTGACAGAGCGTGTGATAGTCAGCGCTGACGGTGAAGTGTCCAGAGTCGAAGCGGTGCCGGAACCGGACGAAATGTGGGTGGTGAGCCGTGGCTGAGCTGCAGGAAGTTGACGCCTGGTTAGATGCGTTGCTGGCGGGACTGGAGCCTGTCGCACGTAAGCGCATTATGCGGGAGCTGGCGCAGCAGCTGCGCCGCAGTCAGCAGAAAAATGTCAGGATGCAGCGCAACCCCGACGGGACGGCTTACGAGCTGCGTCGCGTGACGGTCAGAACGAAACAGGGCCGCATCCGTCGGCAGATGTTTGAAAAACTCCGCACCACAAAATACCTGAAAGCCGTCGCCAGCTAGGACGCGGCAAGCGTCAAGTTTGAGAGCTGTGTGCAGCGCATAGCCCGCGTGCATCACTATGACTTGCGTGATCGGATCAGCCATAAAGGGCCGGAATTCAAATATGCAGAGCGCCAGTTGCTCGGTATCAATGATGAAACAGAAGACATTACGCGAGACGTCTTATTGCACTGGTTGTTGGTGAAATTTGAGTGAAACTCTAGAGGTGATGAAAATTGACTTTTTTCAAAGAGATAGTGCTTGGATGTGTAATCGCTTGATTTAAAGTTGAGTAAGATGTAAATAATATGCTTTTAACTAATTGTATCTTCTAAGGAGTGATATGGGTACTTTATCAGCAGGGGTTGATTCAAAATCTACGTTACAACTTCTACGACTTGGTCAATCCGTAGCGGAGTTTGATGATTCCTTAGAGAAATATTTTATTGAAAATCAAGCTTATCACTCTTTAATTAATGATAGAGCTGATTTTATTGCAGGAGACAAGGGGACAGGCAAGACTGCAGTTTATAGAATATTGCAAAAAAGATATTCCATAACGCCAGAATTGAAAAATGTAGAAGTAATAGCAGGCTTTAATCCTATAGGCAATCCTGTCTTTCAGCGTCTTGTGCAGCAGGATGTTAATGTTCTGACTGAAGGGCAATATGTAAGCGTTTGGAAGACTTATATTTTATCGTTAATTGGTAATTGGCTTATTGATATAGTTGGTGGAGATTATTCCGAAAACTTAAATCAATTGCAAAAACTTCTTAATGAAACAAACTTATTGAGCAAAGGCAATAAACCTGAAACCATTTTTAGTAGGATAGTTAACTCTTTAAAGAAAACTTTTAGACCGGATACTTCTGAAACAACATTTACGATATCTGAGACTGGTTTACCTATAGTATCTCAAAAATTTACCTTCGGGGATGTTGGCAAGAGTGAAAGCGCTAAAATAAGAGAGGTAACTCATGAAGAGGCATTTGATTTATTAAATGATTGCTTGGTTGATGTTGGCTATTCGGTCTGGGTTGCGCTTGATCGTTTAGATGAAGCATTTCAAGGGTACCCCAATATTGAGGTGCCTGCCTTAAGAGCTCTATTAAGAACATATCTGGATTTATTAGCTTTCGATAAGTTAAGATTAAAGATATTTGTCCGCAAGGATCTATTTAGAAAAATAATTGGGGACGGTTTTGTTAATCTAACGCATATAAATGCTAGAAAGGTCGAGATTGTTTGGGATGAAGCAGATTTATTGAATCTTCTGTCTCGTAGGATTAGAGATAGTTCTGACTTCATTGAAACATTGGAGGCACAGGCAGATTCTGATGAAACTCTGTTTTATAAGATTTTCCCTGAAAAGGTTGATGCCGCAGATCGAAAACCAACCACTTTTAATTGGATAATGTCTCGTATAAGAGATGGTAATGATATTAGAGCTCCTCGAAATTTAATTGATTTAGTGGGGAAAGCCACAGAAGAGCAAATCCGTGCTGACTCGCGTGTGTCAAGGGTAATAAAGGCAGGTGAACGATTGATAATGTCTGAGGCACTTAGGAATGCGTTATCTAGATTAAGTGATCAACGAGTTCAGGATACATTGCTTGCTGAAGTTGGACCAGAGATATCAGCATATATAAATAAATTTACTACGGAAAAAGCAGAGCATAACCTTGAAACTCTATCGGGAATTCTAGAGTTGGAAGGAGAACAATTACAATATGCTATTAAACAGCTCATGGAGACAGGTTTCTTGGAGGAAATAAAGGACACTTGGAAAGTACCAATGCTCTATCGCGATGGTTTAGGTATAACACAAGGTAAAGCATTCGCTTAACTGAAGGGGGCGAATGCCCCCATTGTATTAGCTTCGATACAATTAAGCTCAATTCATTTCACCGATGCGTTCTGACAGATTAATGATATGAACGCACAACTCACAGAAATCATGCGCCTTATCACCAATCTGATCCGCACCGGCATTGTGACCGAAGTGGACCGGGACGGATGGCTATGCCGGGTTAAAACAGGCGAGCTCGAAACCAACTGGATTAACTGGCTGACCTACCGTGCAGGTAAATCCCGCACCTGGTGGTGCCCGTCTCCAGGGGAGCAGGTGGTGTAAGCAACCCATTGATGATGCCAGTTGGACCATCACAACGTTAACGCACATGGTCAACTTGGATAGCGGATTTACGACCAGCATCGAGTTGGAGGTGAAAATTGATGATTTAGCAATGGACTGAAGTTTTCAAAAGGGAACTTAAAGTTCACAAGGTGAAATAATGTTGTATCATTATTGCGATTTTGGGAAAAATGGCGCGAGCGTAAAAATGATGATTTGCCCATTGTGTGGAAGTGCAGCCCATACTCGCAGCAGTTTCCAGGTCTTTTCAATGACCAAAGAACGTTACAACCAGTACCAGAATATCAACTGCAGCCATACGTTCCTAACGTATGTGGCTTTTGTGCGCTCAATCTCTACACCTAAAGAGGCCCATCCTGTGCAGCCTCACCCCTCAAACTTAGGTCAAGCAGCACTGATTCTTTGAGGCTGACGCCACTTTTTCGCCATTGGCTAAAATGAGGGTTTTTAACCCAATGATTTTAAAGGTTATAAAATTCAGGCAACAAAAAACCCATCAACCTTGAACCTAAACGGCGGGGTTGATGGGCTCCACAAAATGGGGACATCAAAGAAAAGCAGTGGCACTAGTTATGACTAACGTCCTGGGAAAAAGTTCTGTTCATCACCGATTTTTTTGCGAAAAAGTTAAAAATTTTCGGCCGGGGCTAGCCAAGGCCCGGCCAGATGATGACGATCAACGTACCGGCAAGGGTGAGCAGCACGTTGGCGATAGCGTAAGTGCCAGCATAGCCGAGTGCGGGAATGTTGCTGCGCGCGGTATCGCTGATAATTTCCATCGCCGGGGCGCAGGTGCGCGCGCCCATCATCGCGCCGAACAGCATCGCGCGGTTCATGCGTAGCACATAGGCGCCGAACAGGAAGCAGATCACCACCGGCACCAGGCTGACGATAAGACCGGCGGCCAGCATTTGCCCGCCAATGGCGCCCAGACCGTTATTAATACCCGCGCCGGCGCTCAGGCCAACCCCGGCCATAAACACCATCAGGCCGAACTCCTTGACCATGTTCAATGCGCCCTGCGGGATATAGCCGAAGGTCGGATGGTTGGCGCGCAGGAAGCCAAGCATAATGCCGGCGAACAGCAGGCCGGCGGCGTTACCGATGCCGAAGCTGAACGAGCTGAACTGGAAAGTGATCATGCCGATCATCAGGCCGACGATAAAGAAGGCGCAGAAAGCCAGCAGATCGGTCACCTGGCTGTGAATCGAAATAAAGCCGATGCGGTCAGCGACGGTTTTTACGCGGCGGGCGTCGCCGCTCACCTGCAGCACGTCGCCTTTATTGAGCACCACGTTATCGTCGATTGGCATCTCAATCTGGCTGCGGATCACCCGGTTTAAGAAACAGCCGTGATCGGTCAGCTTCAGCTGCGCCAGGCGGCGGCCGACGGCGTTATGATTCTTAACCACAATCTCTTCGGTGACGATACGCATATCGAGCAGGTCGCGGTCAAACACCTCTTTACCGTTACGGAAGCTTGGGTCGAGGCGGGCATGGGCGTCCGGGTAGCCAACCAGCGCGATATCGTCGCCCATCTGCAGTACCGCGTCGCCATCCGGGTTCGCCAGGATACCGTTACGACGAATACGCTCGATATAGCAGCCGGTCTGGCGGTAAATCCCCAGCTCACGAAGATTTTTGCCATCCGCCCACGCGACCAATTCCGGGCCGACGCGGTAGGCGCGGATAACCGGCAGATAGACTTTACGCTTGGAGTCGGTATCCAGACCGCGCTCGCGGGCGATCTGCTGGGCGCTGGTCTGCAGATCCTGATGCTGCAGCTTCGGCATATAGCGCGCGCCGACGATCAGGCTCACCAGGCCAACCAGGTAGGTCAGGGCGTAACCGAGGCTCAGGTGGTCAAGCGACTGCGCCAGCTGATCGCTGGGCATGCCAAAGTGGCGCAGGGTATCGCCAGCGCCCACCAGCACCGGGGTGGAGGTCATGGCGCCCGCCAGCATCCCGGCAGTCAGGCCGATGTCCCAGCCAAACAATTTGCCCAGCCCCATAGCGATTAACATCGCGCTGGCCACCATCACCAGCGCCAGCATCAGATAGTTTTTGCCGTCGCGGAAAAAAATCGAAAAAAAGTTGGGGCCAGCTTCGACGCCGACGCAGAAAATAAACAGCATAAAGCCAAGATTTAGCGCATCTGTGTTAATGGCGAAGTGCTGCTGACCTAATAATAAAGAAACGACTAAAACGCCAATGGAATTACCAAGTTGTACTGACCCGAGGCGAAGTTTCCCCAGGCAAAGACCTAGTGCGAGTACAACAAACAATAACAGGATGTAATTCCCGTTTAACAAATCTGCGACGTTTATATTCAC